CAGAAGTAGATAGTCAAGCAGGTGGTAATCAAACTATTGTAGTTAGTGGAACAAACTTTACAAGTGGTGGAACAATAGCTTTTGTTGGCTCATCTGCTGAATTTAATGCAACAACAACGACATTTAATAACGCAACACAAGTCACAGCAGTTGCACCTAAAGCAAGTTTCTTAAATGCACAAGAACCTTATAAAGTTAAATTTACATCAACAAGTGGAGTATCAGGAAGTTCAGCAACAGGTTTAATTAATGTAGATACAAACCCAAGTTGGAGTACAGCAAGTGGAACACTAGCAACGATTAATGACAATGCTACTGGTACACACGCAACAGTTTCAGCAACAGACGCAGATAATGATACGATTGCATACTCTGTTCAATCTGGTTCAATTCCTGCAGGTACTTCTCTTAATTCATCTACAGGTGCAATTAGTGGCGACCCTACAGATGTTAGTTCAGCAACAACTTCAAATTTTACATTAAGAGCAACAGCAAATACTAAAACAGTAGATAGAGCATTTAGTATTATTGTAAATCCTTTTTTAGATGGTTCTACTTCTGCTAAAGCAAACACTTCTGCTAAAGGAATTAGAGATTTAGGAATTACAACAGATGGTGTTTACTATCTTAAAAATGCAAATGGTGATACTTACCAAGCATACTGCGAAATGGGTGTTCAAGGTGGTGGTTGGGAATTAATTTGGAATACAGCAGGAAGTGGAACTTATAACTCTGACCCAAGAAGTGATTTTGCAGGATATAATAATAAAAACTTTTGGACAAACCAAAGTTATACAGTAGGAACACACGCAACACCTTTTAACTCTGTAATGTATAAGTCTTCAGGTTTTCAATACAGAAATGATTTTACAAAAATTATGATTGTAGCACACAATGCAGGTAGTGCTTGTACTGATGATTTTGACGGTTCAACATCAACTAACTTTGGAGATATAGGTGGTATTTGGACTTTAAATAATACTTACGCAAATAAATCTTGGTATCAACTAATGAATGATTATGCCAATGCTACAACGATTGCAACATTTACTACACAGATGGGTGCATTAACAAACTCAAATCAAACTTCAGGTATAATCGCTAACACTACAAGAAATGGTGTAAAAAATTCAAGTGATGGTAGTGGAGATGACAGATGTATAGGATTACCTTTGTTTGATAACCAATTAGATTTAGTGACTAATCTTTATTTAAAAGGTTCTAATCAATCAGGGTCTTCTGCTAATTTTGACAGTAATGGTGGTCTTTATGATTTGAATGAAAGAACGCCAACAACTTATAGTGGTTCTAATTCTGCAGGTAATTCATCTAATAGAAGTCCAGACTTTGTAATGGAATATTCAACTAATTTTAACATGGCTAGACTTACTGGAAAATATAGTCAAAGAAATTTAGATGTAAGAAACTTGTCCAACAGTGGTGCACACAATGGACACCAAACGCAAGGTGGTCTTGGTATACACCATAGACGTTCAGACCATCTTATACACTCACACGCACATTTCTCACTTGGTTATCATCAAGGGGAATTGTCTATGGGTACTTCAGAAAATCAAAATTTTGATGGTGGTAATGGTGCTTTTTATGAGGGTGGTAGTACATCTAGTCCATCTACACCAATAATTGGAAGAAGCAGAGTAGACTTTGCAATATTTGTTAAGAAAGACTAATGGCTAGAAAAAAGATAACACCAAAAGAGTTTAGCGAAGTCGCTACTGGTGTTAGACTTTCAAGCCATGAGAAACTTTGTGCTGAACGAATGAAAGTATTAAACGACAATATAAATGAATTAAGAAAAGAAGTTAAGAGTTTAAGAAATGATGTATCAACAGGTAAGGGTATGGTAAAAGTATTAGTATTTTTAGGTACAATTATCGGAACAATTATTGGTGTATTCCAATTTAAGTAAAATGATTGATAGATTTCTTTATAGTTTTTTTGGCTTTCTTGATAAAATTATAGAAAATATTGAAAACTTAGTTATATCAAAAAAGAAAAAAAGGAAAAAGTAATGTTTAAAATAACAGCAATACTATGTGTATTAGCAGTAAATGGACAAAACTTATGTTTAGAAGGTGATTTACCTTTAACAAAACAATTAACAAGTGAAGAACAGTGTGTAAATACTGTGTCTTCTATTGGTATGTCAGTCCATGAAGAGTTTATGAAAAGACAAATAGTAATATCAATGCAATGTAAAAAAATAGGAGAATCAGTATGATGATATATGGAGAAACACCTACACAATGGAAAAACCATGTTGTAACAAAAATTAAAGATAACAAAAAAGTATGTATAGCTTTTGCTATATGGTCAATAATATTATGGTGGATATAAGATATGCCATTTGAAATGATAACAATGTTGGGCTCTACCGTTCTTGGTGGAGTTATGAGCATCTGGTCACAAAGTATTAAAGCAAAACAAGCAGAACAAAAAATGCTTATACAAAGAGCAGAAGTACAACAACAAGGTTTTAAAGAAGCTAGAGAATATGACAACAAAGGTTTTCAGTGGACTAGAAGAATTATAGCTTTAACTGCTGTCTTTGCAATTATATTACTACCTAAATTAATGCCTATATTTCAACCAGATGTAAGCGTAATTGTAGGTTATTTAGAATTTAAACCTGCATTTTTCTTTATACCTGAAAAAGAAATAATGAAATGGGTAACACTATCTTCCAATAGTTTAGTTATTACACCTTTAGATACTAACCTAGTATCAGCTATCATAGGTTTATACTTTGGTGGCTCATTAGTTAAGAAGTAATTAATATGAAAATCTCACAAGACACAGCAGTAAGTATGCCTATTAAAAATATGATAGGTATTATAGCAGGTGTTGTTATGGGAGTGTTTGCATATACAGAAGTTACTGCAAGATTAACAAGTTTAGAAACGTCAAGAGAGTTAATGAACTCTGATTTACTTAAAAAGAGTGAACAAACTACTACTGATTCTGAACAATTCATGCTTTTAGAAGAGCTATATAAAACTGTAGAAAAATTACAGAACACACAAGAACAAAATATGACTAATAAAGTTAATATTGAGTTTACACAAAAACAATTAGAAAAAGCTCTTGATGATATTGAAGAATTAAAGGATAAGGTAAGAGCAAATGGGAAGAGTTACTAAGAAAATTGTCCAATATATCAATGATATGCGTAAAAAAACAAAGCAAATGGGTTTTGTTAAAGACTTAAAAAAAGAAGTAGAAATAGGTGCTAACGGCACACAAAAATATATAATTAAAAAAGGTATTAACAAAGGTAAGATAATATGATTGAAACAGTTATTGCTTTACTTATGATTGTTAATGGTGAAATTAAAGAACACAGAATACAAGATAGTATGTCAAAATGTTTAAAAGGTAAAAGAATTGCTATGCGTTCAAATACTGGTAACAATGTAGAATATCAATGTATTAAATCTAAAGCAGAAACAGAAATATACATGGGTGAAAAAAGTATTAAAACATTAATATTAAAATAACTTAGGAGCTCTATGGATAAAAGTCTTACAGACTTAATACAACCAAGCAAAGACGACATTATAGAAAATCAAAAAAAAGAAATAAACGAATTAAAAAAAGATAAAGAAAAACTACAACGAGAAGTTCAAAATGAACAACAATCTCGTTTAATGGAATATCACACACCTTAATTATGGCTAGAATAAATTTTAATCTTGTAGAATTACGAGATAAACCTAAGAAGAGAAAAGGAAGACATGCAAAAAGACCAAACAAAAGAAGCACCTTCAAAAAATACAACGGACAAGGTCGTTAGTATAGATGATATTGTCAAAGAATTACCAGAGTTATTAGTTAAACACGCATATACAAAATTAAAATCAGGAGAAGAGCTAACCGCTTCAGAAATGAAGGTATGTTTAGAAGTCTGTAAAACTTATAGTACAGATAATCTTAATAAAAAAACTGACAACATTTTAGATGACGTACCGTTTGATACAAATGGATAAACGAATTAAGAACTTTAAAAATTTTTTGTATTTATGTTGGAAACACTTAAATCTACCAGAACCAACACCTATACAATACGATATAGCAGACTATCTTCAGTCATCTGACAAGAGATTAGTTATAGAAGCCTTTAGGGGTGTAGGCAAATCATGGATTACTTCAGCATTTGTCTGTCATCAATTACTTCTAAACCCACAACGTAACATATTAGTTGTATCTGCTTCTAAAAGTAGGGCTGATGATTTCAGTACATTTACACAAAGGTTAATAGGTGAGATGCCTTTATTGTCTCATTTAATACCTAGAGATAACCAAAGACATTCAAAAATTAGTTTTGATGTAGCACCTGCGTTAGCATCACATGCACCAAGTGTTAAGTCTATGGGTATCACAGGACAACTTACAGGTTCACGTGCAGATTTAATTATTGCTGATGACGTAGAGTCCGCTAACAACTCACAGACGCAACTTATGCGTGATAGACTTGGTGAGACAGTAAAAGAATTTGATGCAATCATAAAACCAGAAGTAGGACGTATTATATTTCTAGGTACACCTCAAACAGAAATGTCATTATACAATGAC